GTTGCTAGTTGCCCTGCGATTGCAGCGTATGATGCCATGTCGATCCATGTGTCGATCTGCTGGGCTGATTGATTAGTCCTTGCAAGTTTAACAAGCACCATGATCCCTGCGACCTGATAATCATGGATCGGTGTTTGTAAGTATGCACTGAGGAGCATCGCGGTGTGTTGCAAGTTATCCGAAGGGTGACCATACGATAAGCCACGCTCAGAGATTGTGTCCGTTGCGGATAAGAGGATTTCACTGGCTTTCATTCCTGCCCCTTGTAGCTGCGACCTCGATGATAGCCATCGCGCACACCCTTATTATAGGCTGTCTTTTGTACATCGAGTAATACTAAAGCAAAGCCGATAAAGATACCGACTAGGCTGATAACAAAGAGTTTATCTAAGCTGCTCATGCTGACACCGCCACATAGTTATAATTGCGTACCCAATTTTGAGCTTCTGTCAGAGTTGTGTGGTACATCTTGCTGTTCTCTACTGCAATCTCAAAGCCATGCTTGGCTGTTGCTTCTGCATCAATCTCAGCTGAGAACCATGTGCGGTTACCACAGTTGCTAATGATGTAAGCATTATCAGATGTCTTGTAAGACCATCCGTTAATTCTATTGAACTTAATCATTTCCGTACCTATCTGTGCCAATGCCCTTGATTGGCTACAGGATTAGTGTGGCACAACGCCACGACAGATCAAGCACATTTAGGTAACGATTAGATAACGATTATCTAGGTCTGCCGTAAGACTTTCCAGCCACAATGAATGTCCCATCCTTCTCTATGTGGATAAGATCTACCTGCACCTTGCTCTTATTTACATAGATAATGGCAAAGGCTTGCTGCCAGTTAGCTACACCTTTAGTGTAAGCAGCTTGCTTAAAGTCCATAAGATTGCCTACTTCGACACCATGCAGGACACGCCCTATACGCCCCCCAGAAGCCTCTGAGAAGGCTGAACGCCCTGCTCTGTGAGTATGACCTGAGATAACATTCTTTCCATGCCTACGAGCCGCTTCTAGGGCTGATAAGCCCCCCTGTGGCTTGATGGGTGTGTGATCTCCATGCACTGCAATCCAGTTAGGCGCGATAGGCATAGGGTTCTTATGGAAGGTAATACCCAACTCATCAAACTTCATAAACTTCTCAAAGCGTAGCTCTGGCAAAGCACCAAAGGCTGGCACTTTAGCCATAATGATGTTATACAGGCGATCTGTGTGATTGCTACGGATGCAGTCAGTAACGCCTAACTCCCACAGCAGCTGCACTGCCTCATTACGATCATCATCTAGGGTCTGGGCATAAGATCCCATGCGCCCTTCTTCCCACTTGCTTATCTGGGGTAGGTCGATCTCATCACCGATGGTGACTACTTGATCTGGCTTAAACTTTGTGATGAAAGAAGCAAGGTTGCGGGTTGCAACCCTGTCATGGTAAGGGACTTGTAAGTCCGAGACTACGACTATTCGCTTAATCGTCATCCTCATCTTCGTAATCGCCAAACTTCTCTGGCGCAATAGGATCTGGCAAGATCCAATGAGGGTAAGCCTGCGGCTCTGTAATCATAAACATCGCTATGTCCTCAGCAAACCCAGCACGCTTCAATGAGCAGAAGTACTCGTAAAGCCCAATGCAATAGGCATCCAGCTTTGAGTAGCCTTGCTCCTCTAATGCCTTAGTTGCTTTCCTTGCCATGATTAAATTATCGCTCTAGAAGTATGTTATAGATCTCATCGACACGCTGATTGAGTCGCTTGATCTCAGATAGCAGATGAGTAATTACATAACCTGCAAGCCCGCCAATGACACCGAGCGTTGCTAGGTAGAATGTGAAGAAGTCCGATTGTGTCACTTTTTAGGACTCGCATAACCGAACACACCAGATAGCACAGCCCAAAGGATTGCGCGGTAATCTGCCTCAAAGTTAGATGATGCCCATGCTGCTAGAAATGCTCCAGCTGCTAGGTATGCAGGATGCTTGATCTTCATTATTCTCCGCCTAACATAGATACTTGATAAAACTCACCCAGTAAGTCAGCTTCTTTCTTAAAGCTGAAGTGAGCGTGTTTCGTGTGTGGATTTGCGCCCTTGTACTTTCTTTTAATAAATCTGTACTTCGCTGAGTAGATGTACCCATCGAAAATAATGTAAGAAATACGGGTTTCTTGCTTTGCTCTACAGGCTCTCCGAAGCTGATCAACAAGATCGGGCATAATGTCTGGCTTTGATCCCTTGAATAGGTCACGATCGACATCAATGGCACGAACCCAACCCTGCTCATCTGGATTATGATCAGACTTGCGAGCAGCGTGTCGGGTATCACCGATCCAACCATCCGATGTGCGGTCACGATCTGGGAACGAGTCATCTATCTGTTCTCTTAATTGAACAGCAGCCTTAGAGAGCTTTACTTTCATGCAAGTAACAAAGCCGCTTCTTCTGCTGTGATGCCAAGCTTAGCCAATAGGTCAGCCTTAGCCTGTGCCTTGGCTTCTGCCTCAGCCTCAGCTGCTAGGCGGTCTGCTGCAGCCTGTGCTGCTGCTGCCTCATTTGCTGCGATCTCTTCTGCCGTCAAAGGGCGTTCGATGACCTCACCTGTTTCGCAGTTTACTTCGATTGCTGTTGTCATTATTGCTCCTTATGAGTTCTTGATGCCGTATAGATAGAAAGATGAACCTGTCAAAAAGTTTGCGCTGCTTGATGTAATTGTTAAAGAAGTCACAGCGGCAGTATTACCTAGAAGCCCAGCATTGATTGTGCGATAAGCAGCAGTAGCGTTTGTCTCATTGGCGTTGTCTAGGCTTGCAACCTTATTAGCGCTTCCTGCGTAATTAGGCAAATAAACTTCGTGACTGCTAAAACTGTTGGATGTAGCAGTATTGCCATTAACACCTGAAAGATAGAAGCCCTGATAAGAGCCTGAGTCTCTTGAAGATGCAGCGGATGAGCCATCACCTAACAAGGTCGTAAACGAGTAAGTGCCAGTAATTGCATTGACCTTAATTACCGCACTTGATACATAAAAAGATGCATCATTTCTTAATGACATTCTCAACACTAAATCCGTGTAAGTGCTAGGGATAGCAGAAAAGGTCACGCTTGCTGCGCTAGATGCAAGGACATTGCTAGAGATTAGTGTGTAGGTACTAGGCATTTTTTATCCCATACAAAGTCGCGGTGTAAATGTTGGTCACTGTTAATTTGTTAATGGCAGACGTTGAACGCCACAAAGATACAGCGCGTGTTACGTAACCTGACCCGTTAGCATCGTTTGAGAACTCCATAAGTGCTGTTTTGTATGTAGAGCCTGCGTAAGAAAAGATGTTAAATGTCATCATAGTGCGGTTGCTGCCTGTTTGAGTAACATAGTTGTAAGGTCTCCAAGATGAGTCACTAGTGGAGCGCGCTGAGATAGCAGTTGAGCCGCTTCCTTCTAGCCAAGTATTTGAGTAAGCGGTGCCAAAATCATCGTTGATGTAAATGTTTGGATTTTTTGTAGTTACAATTACTAGGCGTAAATCTGTATAAGTGCTAGGGATAGATGTAAAAGAAATAGTTGCATCTGTGCCGCTAGCGGTAGCGATTGGCTCGTATGTTGATGGCATTTACGCTCCCTTAATTCCGTATAGTGAAAAGACTGTGTTAGTCGTAAAGTTTTGGTTAGTCGATAAAGTAATTGAAGTAATTGCAGCAGTGCTGGTATTCATACCAGACATCAAAGCAACTTCACCACCAGCGGCGTTTTTGTCATAACCTAAAAATTGTCGCACAACCTTTGTTTTTGTTGTATTCGCGTAGTCGTGGAAGTCCAAAATTGATACATAAGGATTAGTTGCTTCACCAGCCGCAAGGATGTTGATGTCTAAAGAACTGCGAGCAGTAGAACCAGAAGCAGATGCAGCAGTTCCAGAACCTGCCAAGTAGTGTTGTATGTAATTACTTGTTAAACCATTCCAAGTAAAAGTTATTGAACCTGCGGTAGATAATAAAATCCTACCTCTAATTTGCAAAGATGTATAAGTGCTAGGAATGCTGGAGAATGTAATAGTTCCAGATGACCCAGTACCAGTAGCAGTAGCGATCGACTCATAAGCCCCACCACCACCTGCACCATTACCTAAAAGGGCTACTATTGAATTAAGCAATTGCACCCACCACATACCATGTGTCTGTTGCGGTCTTGATGCAAGCTGCGGTCTTGTATTGTGCAAGGGTTGGTTGTGCTGCAACTGCCCCACCGCTTAATACTGTGGTAGTGCCAGATGTAACAGCCTTGATCGTTACTGCTCCCACGCCCTTGTTGAGTACTGTCAGCACTGTGCCTACTGGATAGGCTACTGAGGCGTTAGTCGGGATGGTGAAATTGACTGCGGTTGCCTTGTTCATTGGGATAAGAGCTTGATACTGGTCAGCAATTACAGGTGTGTAATCGGCGGTCTGATCTGATCCAACTGTGAAGGATGTGAGTCCATTCATGTTAGTAGCAGATAGAACCTGACCTGTGCTAAATGGGAAACCGCTTGCCATTATTACTCCTTAGTAACTTAAAACGCTAGTGTCTAGAATACCGTATAAAGCCGAGTCTAGGATGAAACCATCGATGATCGGCTCTGCTGTGCCGTAGCGCACTTTCCATGAGTTAGGTGTGATGGAGTGGGCAACATTAAAGACCTGCACAGTCTTGCTAAGAGTCGTGCTATTAGGCTGAGTGGTCGTGATACTGACTGGAGTAAAGAAGTCCATAGTCAGGGCTGCGATAGTGCCAGCGGTGTAGTCATCCTGCTGGAGATCTAGGGTCAATTGATCTACGCGGGTTGATGTCTCTTTACGAGATGCGATAAAAGCCTCTGCATAATCCAAAGCCTCAGCATCAGTCTCCATAAGAAGCCCCGATTGGTTATAGCTGTGGGTGAAATACTTAGCAATAGAGGCTGCATCGCTAGCAGTTTGGACGCTGCCGCCTGTGCGTGTGATAGTTGCTAGGTTATAGATCTGTGTATCGTCAAAGACCCACTTGACATCAAAGTAGCCAATACCTGTGCCATTGTCATTAAAGACAATAGGAGTTGCTGCTACCGATGAAACGGTCAGGTCACGATCTTGAAAGGCTACGCGCCCTGAGTGATCCATGTAAATAGCACCATACTCAGTAGTTGCCACAGTTTGTAAGGCTTGTAGGGCTGTGCGCTGTGTTGCTGGATCTGCTTGCACAGTTGTTAGCCCTGTGTCAATGTCTCGTAGTGCTGCTGGCCAGCTGATCGTGTCTAGGATCTTGCCAATGCGTGAGCCTGTAGTCTCACCTGCTGTAGCACCTACCACGCCAAAAAATTGAGCGTTTTGGAATAAGCGGAAACCATCCACAGCGGTAATCGTGGTGTACACAATGTCACCATTAAACTTAGGTGTTGAGGTGTTATAGCCTGTGATGTATCCAGCAAAGATTGGGTAAGTTACTCCTAAGTAAGTTGCAGTAATAGTCATCTTACGCATAGGGCTTAGATAGGTGTAATAAGGTGATGATGGGTTTTGTGGATTAAAGTCACCATTCTGATCTAGCACTCGAATAGAGGCTGTGCCAGTCTGAAACTGCTCAGATGAGATGTTACGCCCTCGGTTAGTCTGTACTGAGTCAATAAGGCTAGAGACATCGACTACAAGGCTTGCGGGGCTATCTGAGAGGACATCAGCACCATCTAGAGTAGAAGTGTCAAGGATGAAGGGATAGGCAAATGAAGCCCCTGTAGAGAAGTCAATCGTTACATTGATGACTGGTCTGGTCATAATGCCCCAGCTGTGGTGAGGTAATCGCCGCGCTTGTTTATCCTGATTATTGTGTCTTGGATCAACCCTGTTAATTCTTCAGGATCAGCAATAGTCCCAGCATTGACATTTACAGTAATGCCAGATGGCAATTGATTGCCTGTGCCGCTTGTGCCTAAACCTACTGTTGATGGCATTGACAGGTTAGGATTGGCAACAACAGGGATAGATGCACCAACAAAAGGCTTGTAACCGCCTAGAGCAGCCTGCTGTGCTTGACTCAAAGAATTGAAAGCAGAAGCAGCTGATCCTGCAAAAGATCTAAAGTAAGACTCTAAAGATGCCAGTTGCTCCTTGACTGACATGAAGTTCCAATTCTTGAAGATGTCATCTAGAGGCTTGATACCTTGAAGCGTGCTGACTAGCTTCTCTGTATTCTTTTGTGCCTTGTCTAACAGCTCTGTGTACTTCTCGATCTGACTAATGTTTTCATCCTCGATGGCTTGCATGAGTTTTAAGCGGATGCGATCTTCCTCTGAGATCTTGCCCTTCAAGGCTGCCTCAATCTGGATCTTTTGTAAGTCAAAGATAGAGCGAGCCTTAGCCAGTTTAAGTGCGTCTTGCTGTGACTTTAATGTTTTCTTTTGTGCTGCTAGTAATTCTGCTGCTCGCTTTTTAGCATCTGTCTCTGCCTTCTTTCGTGCTACGAGATCTGCCCTCTGTGTGTCTTGCCCCAGTACGCTCATAGAACGATTGCCAAAACCGCCTGCAATCTTGCCATCTTTAAGCGCGTAGTACTGCTGTAAGTATTCTCCAGCCTTTAAGCCTACTGTTACATCGATAAGCCCTGCGATTGCACTAGACAATGTGTCAATCTTCTTAACTGTGTCATCAACTGTCTTGCCACCAGATACAGCAGTCAGAGCATCAATGAGAGACTTACCAATCTTCTCGCTGGCGTTTTCAGATGCAACTGCTAACTTGTTAAGTGAGCCTGTGTAAGAGCTTGCTGCTGTTTGAGCCTGACCAGCAAAGAGAACCTGTAGTCTCTTTTGTACATCCTCAAAACTAGACGATGCAAGTTCAGCCTGAGTAAGACCTAAATTGAGTGAGCGTAAGCCCTTGAAGTTTCCTACATAAGCCTGTGAAAGTTTCTCAGATGTGCTGGCTAAATCTTGACCTGTACCCGCTGCAACATCCATAGCAAGGTTAAGCAGTTCTTGACTCTTTTCAACCGAGCCTGTGACCTGTAATAGTTTGAGCAGTGATGGCTGTAGTTGATTACGATTGATGCCTGTTAGAGCTTCAATCTTATTGAGATAGACATCTAGATCCTTACT